GGTCCCGAAGAACTGAGGTCACCAATGACAACCCGCACCGAGACACAGACAGGCAATCGACTCAGCGACATGGTGTACGACGAGGTCTCTCTCGTCACCCGTGGCGCGAACCAAGACTCGGTAGTCGTGCTCTTCAAGGCCGACACCGACAGCGTGGATGGTGACATTCACGAACAGAGCGAGGAAGGAAGTACCCTGACTCGCAACGGCAACGACACCAAGGAGACAACGATGCCGACAGGTACCGAAGACAAGACCAAGGCCCCCGATCTGTCGGCTCTGCCCGACGATGTGCGAAAGTCCTTCGAGGACTACGTCAATGGGCTTCAGGAGTCCAACGACGAACTCCGCAAGGACAACGAGATCATGGCTGAGGCTCTGGCCGACCTCGATGAAGACGACGATGACTTCGGTGACGAGGATGACACCCTCGACGTGCAGAAGCTCGACGCCGACACAATCGCCAAGCTCGACCCGGCCATTCAGACCATCGTGAAGGCTGCGCAGGACGCCAATCGTCGTGCCGAAGAGGCTGAGCAGATCGCCAAGTCCGAGCGTGACCGTCGTGAGTCGGCTGAGGCGGTGGAGCTTGCCAAGTCGCTCACCACCCACACTGGCGCTGATGTGAACCTCCTGAGCACTGCTCTGCTGGACATCAAGAAGAACTGCACCGAGGCCACTCTGTCGGTGGTCACCGAGTCGCTTCGTTCCAGCAATGAGGTTGCCAAGGCTGGTGGCCTCACCGAGAACGGTACCGACAACGGTGCCGACGTTGTCTCCAAGGCCGCGACTGCCTTGGAGCAGAAGCGTGACGAGATCATCAAGCTCGACCCCACGCTGACCAAGGAGCAGGCCCTTGTCCGAGCCGCCACTGAGAACCCCGACCTGTACGCCGAGCACGTCAAGCAGCAGCACCGCTGATCCTGCGACACCCACCAAGAACTAGGAGAACAACATGGCGAACGCCTACGACATCAAGGGCAAGCAGATCACCTTTGAGGCCAACACCGATCTGTCTGCCAACCTCTACTGCGGCCTCGTGCTCAACACCGTGAGCAAGGTGCTCGCCGCTGGCACTGGCACCACCACCAGCAATGAGGTCCAGTCCCTCACCCGCACCTCGACTGGTGGCACCATCACGCTCACCTTCGGGACGGAGACGACTGGCAACATTGCTGCCACTGCTGCCGGGTTCACGGCTGCCGCTGTGACCGCTGCCCTCGAAACCCTCGATGGCATCGACCCCGGTGACGTGACCATCACCGGCAGTGCTGGTGGTCCTCTGTCCGTCGAGTTCACGGGCCGGTACGCCGGTACCAACGTGAGCACGCTGGTGGTGGACAACACCAACGCCACCGGAGGCACCATCGTCGCTGCTGTGGTGACCGCTGGCGGTACCGCTGGCACCGCCGCCACAACCGGCGAGAGCATCATCGGCATCCTTCAGAACAAGCCCGCGGCCTATGGCCGTGCGGCGACTGTGATGGTCGATGGCGTGAGCAAGGCCGTGGCTGGTGGCATCATTGCTGCCGGCTCCAAGGTCAAGACCACAACCGGAGGCAAGTTCATTGCCGTGACCGACAGCGACGACGTTGTGGCCGGGACGGCGATCACCGCCTCTGCCGCCGACGGCGACCTGTTCACCATCCAGTTCCACGCCGCCTGATCCTGGTCGGCTCGTAACACACAGAAAGAGAGACACCAATGCCTCAGCCGACACCGGGCGACGTTCACGTCGACCAGATGCTCACCGGTTTCTCCGTTGCCTTCGTGCAGGGGAACCAGGCTCAGCAGTACATCGCTGACAAGGTCTTCCCGACCGTGCCAGTGGCTCAGCAGTCCAACAAGTACCGCTACTACCCGCGCTCTGCGTGGTTCCGCACCATTGCTGGGAAGCGTGGTCCGTCCTCGGAGACTCCCGGTGGTGGTTGGACCTACTCGGCCGACAGCTACTACTGCGACGTGTGGGGCGTCCACAAGGACGTTGACGACCAGGAGCGGGCCAACGCTGACTCGGACCTGAGCCTCGACACCGATGCCACCAACTGGGTCACCGACCAGCTTCTCCTTCGCCGGGAGCTTGAATGGGCTGAGCGGTACTTCAAGACTGGCGTGTGGGCCACCGACCTCACGGGCGTGGCTTCCAACCCGTCCACCGGCCAGTTCCTTCAGTGGAACCAGGCTGCCTCCACGCCCATTCAGGACGTGCGAGACAAGGCCATCGCCATGCAGAAGCTCACGGGCCTCCGGCCCAACGTGCTCGTCATTGGCCCCGAGGTCGAGACGGTCTTGCTCAACCACCCGCAGATCATCGACCGCATCAAGTACACCCGTGAGGGCACGTACGACTACCAGCTTCTCGCTCGCCTCCTGGGCGTCGATCGGTTGGTGACCGCCAATGCGGTTGTGAACACTGGTGCGGAGACGGCCACGGAGACGGAGTGGAACTCGACCACCGGCGTTGCTCACGCCGATGCCGACGACACCGACAACTTCGGGTTCGTGTTCGGGAAGAACGCCCTGCTCTGCTACGCCGCCCCCAACGCGGGTCAGCGCACCGTCTCTGCCGGGTACACCTTCGCTTGGTCCGGGCTCTACGGCACCGCTGCCTATGGTGGCCGCATCAAGCGGTACCGCCAGGAGCAGATCGCCTCTGACCGGATCGAAGGCGAAGCCGCTTGGAGCATGAAGGTGATTGCTCCTGACCTCGGTGTGTTCTGGTCCGGCCTCGTCGCCTGATCCTGACCACCAACCAACCACGTAAAGGAGTACAAAGTGCCCACCAATGAGCGGTATGTGGCCCTCCGTTACCTCGATGTCGGTGACCGACGAATCGCCCCCGGCGAGGAAGTTCCGGTCGATGACACATGGCAGACGATCCAGGCTCTTGTGGATGGTGGCTACATGGTCGCCATCCCGGCCTCTGTAGGCGCTTCTGCGGCCTCTGTCGACGTTCCGGGTCACGATGGCCCCGTGGACGCTGGCGGGGCCGCAGACGACGTTGTAGGGGGCACTCTGGGCACGTCTGACGACGAGGTGACGGAGGAAGATGGGGATGACACCGAATCCGATGGTGCCGATGGGCCGTTCGACCCGAGCGAGCACACCGTCGAAGACGTTGTCGCCTACGTCGAGGAACATCTGGACGAGCTTGACGCTGTCATTGCTGCTGAGACCGCTGGTCGCAACCGCAAGACGCTTCTCGCTCAACTCACGATGAACTGAGACGACTGAAAGCGGACACGGTCGGTAGGGATTGCGAAGGAAGGACGACACGAGATGACATGGACATTTGACCCCACCAATCCCACCGACCGTGACCGGCTGCGGCTGCTCATCAACGACATTGATGTCGACAAGCAGAAGTTCAGCGACGAGATTCTCGACATGATGCTGACGGAAGAGTCGAGCGACCTCTACGAGTCAGCGATCCGGTTGGCAATGATGCTGGCCGACAGGTACAACACCAAGGCGTCTGTCTCTCTTGGGCCGCTGTCGTACAGCTTCAGTGAACAGGCAGGGTTCTACACCGAGCTTGCTGAGAAGCTGCGGGCACGTCAGAACAGCAAGCTCCTGCCGCTGCCCTACTACAACCCGAGCGAAGAGAGCGCCAAGCACCCGATGTTCGGCATTGGTGCGAACGACAACGAAGAGACATACCCGACTGGTGGAGCGCAGTGATGGCTGCCAGTGGTCGAGTTGCGGCAGAGGTACTGGAACTGATGGGCCAGACGGTCACGATCGGTACGTCCTCTCCGCACACAACGCTCTATGGCAAGCGGGTGGGTTCCACCACCCGGTCTGTGCAGTGCCTCATTGAGCCAGCCATGAGCGCCAGTCGCACCCATGAAGCCAATGATGTGACGTACTCCTACGACATCTACTGCGACGATGTGGACATCGTAGAGACAGATGTGGTGACGCTTCCTGACGGCACTACGCCTCCGATCAACAGCATCGAGACGTACAACGACGAGCATGGAGCCCTGTACCAAGTGGTGCATTGCTGATGACCTTTCAGGCCAGCATCACTCTTGGCGGTACGGCCACAGCGAAGAAGAACCTGGCGAAGCTCGGCCCTACTCAGATCACCAGCATCATCCGGCCAGCAATGACCATGGGTGGTGAGATCATCCTGACTCTGGCGAAGCAGTACACGCCGGTCGACACTGGCCGGTTGAGGTCGTCTGGCCGGGTGGACGAAGTAGCCATCGGCATGAAGCTCGTCATCGTGCTCGGGTTCCATACCGACTACGCCGTCTACGTGCACGAGAATCTTGACGCAAATCACCCGGTGGGGCAGGCCAAGTTCCTAGAGCGCGCAATGAATGAGAAGGCGGCAGTAGTCGAGAAGCTCTTGCTAGCCGAGTTGAAGAAAGCGGTAGGACCATGACAGACGTAGGAACAGCGGTAGCCCTCTACCTGGACACGTTCGGAGCGACGTATGGGGATGCAGGAGTCAACATCTTTGCCAACAGCCGTCCGTCTACGCCTCACGCTGTGGTGGTCTGTACTCAGACTGTTGGGCAGTCTCCACAGATGGGGCTTGGTGGTGGAGGCCCGCTATTGGTGTCGCCAGGCTTGCAGATCATCGTTCGTGGCACGCCGACCGAGGACTACGACGTGGTCTATGCGCGCGCCATGGCGATCTACACGCTGCTCTCGAACAAGCTCGACCTCACACTGAGCGGTGAGCGGTACCTCCACTTCACGCCGACTGACCTACCGGCAATGATCCAGAAGGACGACCAGGAGCGCCTTCTGTTCTCAATGAACTTCACAGTGACCAAGGGGTGACCAAGTGTCCAACGACAATGACCAGATGCTCGCAGTGCTCGACGCCATCGAGAAGTCCGTCGACACGCTCGCCAGCATGTGCCAGACCATCAAGGCATACACACAGAGCATGAAGGCACTTGCCACGCCTATGACAGAGCCAAGCCCGTCAGAACTACGTGAGGCGATCCTGTCCAACGTCGAGACGATGGGCCAGACCAGTGACGATTGAGAGGTCTCTATACGGCAAGCCGATTGGTGACGCTACCGATGACGAACTGATCGGTGACGAAGAGCCACGATGCCAGCAATGCCACAAGCTGCTGGCGATCTTCGTCACTCGGCCTTGGGCCATCCGGTGCGTAAGATGCAAGTTCGAGAACAAGAAGCCATAGTGCCCGTCGTGGTCAGATTGAGTGTGAGAGGTAGGTGAGGCAATGAAGTACGAGGCAGTAGTAGACCTGATCCTCCCGTCAGGCATGACCGTGTCTGCGGGCACCATGGTCGATAGCAAGCGACTCGGACCAGACGTGTCCTCGTTGCTGGAACAGGGAGTGATCGTTGCAGAGGGAGACAGCCCAACGGTCCCTCGACCGCCGACGCCATACGTGGACATCGACCATGCGAAGGTGGTTGACGCCGGGCCAGACGAACCCGCCGAGGATTCGCCGGGTGAAGAGGCCGAGGTCGAAGAAGTGGTGAACGGGGGTGGTGAGTGATGCCAACTTTCCGGCATGGTCGCAACACGTCGTTGTTGTTCAATCAGTACGACCTCAGCACCTACTTCAAGGACGCCAGCGTCTCACAGACCGCTGACGCTCCTGAGACGACGGCTTTCCAGTCGAGTGTCAAGACCTACGTCATCGGCATGATTGACGGCAAGGTGTCGCTTGGAGGTATGTTCTCCGGTGACGCCAACGGTGTAGACGAGACGCTTCAGAGCGTGTTCGGGGTCGAAGACCCCATGGTCTTCACCTATGCGCCTGAGGGTCTTAACGTCGGTCGACGTGTGTGGGGCATGGCCGCTCACGAGACGTCCTATCAAGTCAGTGGCTCCGTCTCTGACATCGTGGCTGTCTCCGCCGAGCTTCAGGGCACCGGTGGAGCGAAGAGCGGTTGGTCACTCGCTGACCCCGCTACACCAATCACTGCTGCCGGAAACGGGACAGTGGTGGACACAGGAGCGTCTTCCACCTATGGCGGGTGGGCGATGCTGCATGTGCTGGCGAACACCTCTACTGGTGCAGCCACATTCAGCATTGCCCATGCCACGTCGGGTGGTGGCAGCTACTCCACACTCGGCACGTTCAATGCCGTGACTGCTGGTACGACGACCGCTCAGCGACTCGTCATCCCGGCTCAGACCATCAATCGGTACGTGCGAGTCGTCGCTGCCGGTTCCATCGACAACAGCATCGCTGTCCACGTCAACCTCGTCCGCTTGTACGCGGCCTAGAACACAGGAGAATACCAATGCCCACCTTTCGTCATGGCCGCAACACGGTCTTCAAGGTTCAGGACTCAGCCGGCACACTTCAGGACATCAGCAATGTCATGCGAGATGTGTCGCTCCCGGTGTCTATCGACACTCCCGAGACAACGGCCTTCGGCTCCGGCACGAAGACCTACGTCATTGGCATCAAGGACGCCAAGCTCTCCGGCTCTGGCATGTTCGACGCTGCCACCGATGCCATCCTTCAGGGCATCTTCGGGATGGAGGCCGCTCGTGGGTTCGAGTACGGCCCCGAGGGTTCGACTGCCACCCGAGTGAAGTACAGCGGCAGTCTGTACCTGACCGGCTACACCATCAGCGGCTCCGTCTCCGACATGGTGGCGGCGTCGTTCGAGTTCCAGATCACGGGTGATGTCACCCGTGGTACTTGGTAAGACCTACCCCCAACACCAATCACACCAGAGCGTGTGCCCTAGTGGCCTAAGCTCACCAATCACAGGAGCGTCCAGCAGTGACCAGCATCATCCGTCAGCAGATCATCGAGGCAGACGACATTCAGGTCGAGCCTCTCTTCGTCCCCGAGTGGGGCGTCACCATCGAAGTTCGTGGCATGAATGGGCACGCCCGAGCGAAGTACATGGAGGACTTCCGCGACCCTGAGTCCGGCCGCATCAACTACCCGGCCCTCTATCCCATCGCCATCATCGAGTGCAGCTATGACCCCGATACTGGTGAGCGCATCTTCGAGCCCGGCGATCAGGACATCATCAACACCAAGAGCGGCAAGGCGTTGGAGCGTGTCGCTTCCGTCGTCATGCGTCTGTCTGGCATGGGTGACGACGTGGAGAAGGAACTGGGAAACGGCTCATCAATGGAGAGCGAAGGTTCTACTTCGACCTCGCCCTCCGATTGAGGATGACCGTGCGGCAGTTGCTTGCCAACACAAGCTCCGCCGAGTTGACGGAGTGGAAGCTCTACTTCGACATCGTCAACGCAGAGAACCAAGTGCGCAAACACAGGTAGGGAGTCGGGGTCAGCAATGGCCCCGGCTCTCTCAGTTAGCTAGGAGACAGTCGTGATCATTGCATCACTGCTCGCAAAGCTGGAAGCGGACCCGACCAACATGGTCCGCAACATCGCCAAGGGCACCGAGTCAATCGACAAGCTCGAACGTGCCGGGTCCAAGGCTGGCCGGTCCATCACCAGTCAACTGACCCGAGCAGAGGGGGCCGCGGGCAAGCTGGCGACCACGCTGCACAAGGCAGACCAGTCTCAGGGGAAGCTCAGCACGTCTGCCGACAGGGCAGAGAAGTCGATGAAGAAGGTCGGTGACAGTGCGCGCACCACTGCCGACCACATCGGTAAGAGCAACACAGCAATGGAGCGATTCACACATGTAGGAGGCCCAAGCGGCCCCAACGGTGGCTTGCCTGGCGTGAATCGACAACTCATGTCTGTGGCCGACAACGCCAATAAGTCGTCCAAAGGGCTCCAATCCATGGTGGGCAGCGGCATGAAGATTGCTGCTGGCATCGGGGTCATGCGCTTCTTCGCTGAGGCTGTCGGCGGCGTGAAGCAGGCAGTGCTCGGCTACAACCAGAGTCTCGAACAGGCAATGATCGGCATGGAGACGATGCTCGGCTCCAAGTCCAAGGCCACAGCGTTCATGGCCGAGATTCAGGAGTTCGCTGCCAAGACCCCGTTCTCGTTCCAGGGACTCGTGAGTTCGACTCAGAGCATGATGGCACTGGGCTTCAAGCCAGAGGACGTGCTCCCGAACCTGCGAGCGGTCGGTGACGCCACTGCCGCTCTTGGCGGGTCAATGGAAGACATGGGCGCACGAGTCATTCGTGCGATGGGCCAGATGCAGGCCAAGGGCAAGGTGTCTGCCGAAGAGATGATGCAGCTTGCCGAAGCTGGCATCCCGGCGTGGCAGTACCTCGCTGATGCGATCGGTATGGAAGTGCCTGCGGCAATGGAGTACGCAAGAAAGACAGGTGTTGATTCTGCTGTCGCCATTGACGCGGTGATGAAGGGCATGGCTGCCGACTTCGGCGGCATGATGGAGGCGCAAGCCAAGACGATGAATGGCGCGTGGTCGACTGTGCTCGACTACTTGCAGATGAACGTGGCGAAGGCCACCAAGCCGCTGTTCGATGAGATCAAGAATGGGATTCTTGGCATTGCTGAGATGCTCGACAGCGAAGAGGCCACTAAGTTCGCTGACGAGTGGGGCAAGCGGATTGCCGACGGGTTCCAGGTGGTGAAGGACGTAGCTACACCAATCATCCTCGACCTTGTCGACTTCATCGCTGAAGCGATCGAGTTGGCAGTCAATGTCGGCGGCGAGTTGGAATCACTGTTCACGACCGCTGGCGCTGTAGCCATGGGCGCGTTCAAGGCGTTCGAGACATTCATCGACATGATGGCAGGGATCGCCCGCTACATAAACGACAACGAGTGGGCTCTGAAGACACTGACGACTGGCGTCAAGATGCTCGTCGCTGCGTTCGTGGTCAAGAAGGTGGCTGACTTCTTCTCCACCATCCACCAAGGCGTCTACACAACTCTGGTGAACGTGCAGAAGCTCGGCCGGTCCAAGGCGCTCACAGACTTCGGTTCACAGTTCGCCAACACGGTCGCTCAGGCACAGCACTTGAAGCAGGTCAATGATGCTGTGACTGATGGTCTGGCGTCCAAGTGGGAGCCAGCAACCGGTTCGATCAGCAGGCAGTTGCGCAACACTCAGTCCTCGTTCAAGAACATGGGCTCTGCACTTATCTCCGGGTTCGGTGTTGGCGGCGTCGTCACGCTCGGAGTGTCTGCTGGCTTGCTGGTCATCGCCAATCACCTTCAGAAGCAGGCTGACAAGGCTCGTGAGTACAAGTCGGTCGTGGACGGGATGCTGGCCGACATCGAGTCAGCTACAGCAATCCAGCCCAAGGAAGAGGGCGGAGTCGTCACCTACAAGGTTGCTGGCGAGTTCGACATGCTCAACGCGCTCAGCGACAAGGTCTTCGAGGACGAGAAGCTCACCAATGCGCTCGGCAAGGCCAAGATCAACGCCTTCGACTTCGCTCGTGGTGTCTACGCCGCCAGCAATGAGATTGGCAAGCTGGAAGACAGCCTTGACTCCACCAATGCCCGCGCATGGCTGTTTGAGCAGGGCGTGGACACCTTCAAGGAGTTGAGCGAAGCCACCGGTGCGTACGGCGGTAAGTGGGACGACATCAACTGGAAGGCGCTCGAAGAGAGCGGCACGTTGAAACACATGGACGCGCTCGTTGAGTCCGGCATGAGCATGAATGATGTCGTCGACACCATGAACACCTATGTCGATGCCACATCAGAGGTTGCCCGCACACATGAGCAGAAGCGTCAGGCTGCTGACCGTGCAGCAGAGGCAATGGAGGAAGAGGCCAAGGCAACCGAAGAGGCAGCGAAGGCCAACAGCAAGTACAAGGACGGTCTCACATCAATCATTGGAATGGCGTCGACAACCGACAAGGTGCTGAGCAAGAACATCGAGGCGTTCGGGACCTACGTCGACAACATCACGTCCACATGGCAGTCGGCCGAGAAGCTCGATTGGGAAGAGATGCTCTCCGTTGAGGACTTGGAGAAGCAGATGGCTGACCAGTTGAAGTACCTCGGTGATTGGTCTGCCAACCTCCGCAAGATCATGGACGCTGGCGCATCGACACAGGTGATGACCTACCTCATTGAGTCCGGCCCCGAATCCATGGGGCGCATCGCACAAGAGCTTGCCAATAACCCGAGCCGCATCGCTGACTTCAACCAGGCATTCGCTGACGAGGGCAAGATTCGTAGCGACGTGGAGAACATCACGACTCAGGTTGACCTCATGGCGAACGCCTTTGGTCCCGACGGCAATCTGATGTCCGCTCTTCAGTACGCCGAGGATCAGGGCATCGACTTCTGGAAGGTGATGGAGACTGCACCAGGACCGGCCAAGCAGAAGGTGCAGGAGTGGATCGACAAGATCGCTGAAGGCATCGGGCTTGTCGTTGGCATCTCGGCCCTAGAGTTCCCCGACCTCCCCTCGCCATTGAAGCCACTGACGGACGAAGAGAAGACGGCCCTACAGGGTGAGTTCACGAGCGACTTCCAAGACGTGCTCGACAACATGCCGGAGCTTGCCTACAAGATCGGCATTGACCCGGCTGGCGCTCAGGACTCGTTCCTAGAACTGGTCAAGCAGGTCGCTGACGCTGAGATTGGTGCTGACGTGAAGGTGATGGTCGACGGCCAGGAGAAGATCGTCGACCCCATGCAGGTTGCTGCTATACGCAACCTCATCAATGGCATCGAGACAATGTCCGGCGGCAAGCTCGACATCGACGCCAACCCCGACCTTGCTGTTCGAGTCGTTGGCTGGCTGCTCGGTCAGGTCGATCAGTCCGAAGGCGTGCTGTCGATCCTGGCTGACCCGCGGCTTGCTCAGGGATCGCTGCGAGAGGTCACAGCGTCCATTGATGCAGAGACAGGCGTCCTGACCATCGACGGGAACAAGATTCCGGCAGAGAGCAAGCTCAACTACCTGAAGGCGCTGGTGCCGCAATCCGGTGGCACGATCATGGTCGACGCCAACGTACAGAAGGCTCTGGACTCGCTTGCAGCAATCAAGGCCAGCATCACCGGAGTGTTCGATATGGTGCTTCCGTTCGGGCTTGACCCGTTTGCTGAGGCTGACGGTGGCATCGTGCACTTCGCCAATGGCATCGAGCAGCACGTCGCTCAGATCGGCAAGAAGGGCCAGATGCGAGTCTGGAACGAACCGGAAACGTGGGGCGAGGCGTACATTCCTCTTGCACCTACCAAGCGCGGCCGCAGCATGAAGATTCTCAGCATGGTCGCAGACAAGTTCGGCGCTGAAATCGCTCCTAAGCCACTGAAGCTGGCTGATGGTGGGTACTTCGATGGAAGTGGCTCCGGGGGCGGCACAGGAGCTTCTAGGGGCGTCTCTGTGGTCATCGAGAAGGGCGCTGTGGATGCCAGAAACACAGATGTCACATCTCTCACTACGCAACTCGGTTCACACGTCGGTTGGCGGGTGTCCAACGCAAGCAGGAGGAACTAGCAGCAATGGCAAACTTCCAGTTCACGATCCGGGGCTACACGTTCGGAGCAGGTTGCGCCGTCTACAACGATGCAGAGAACCCCTTTACCGGCTGGTTCAGCACCGCTGCCAAGGCACAGGACAGTGATCTCTCGTTCGACCATGGCGCAGTGGGTGTTGCTGACAAGTGGGCGGTGCGGGTCATCACTCACAACCTCATCATCTCCGCTGGCTCGTCTACCTCAGCAATGAGTTCGATGGCGTCAATGGTCACTGCCTGGGCACCGTCGTCTGTAAACATACCGCTCACTGGTACGTTCCCATCAGTCGGCACTCTCGTTGCAATGGGCAGACCTCGTCAGTTGTCCGAAGACATGACCTGGCTATCCAGAGGCGTCATTCGCTTGCAAGCCGTCTTCGTTGCGCTCGATCCCACCTTCTAAGGAGCACCAATGGCTGTCCCCTTCTACCACTTCCTCGACGTCGTCAGCATCGCTGATTGGGAGAGCTACGACGTACGCGTGCTGCTGCTTGACGCCATCGACTCAGCACCGACTCTCACCGAGACGACCATTGCTGGCGTACTGGCGACATGCACCGAGTGTACCGACACTGACTACGTGCGCAAGGCGCTGGCTACACCGACTGTCGACAACGACGGGACCGGGAGGGAGTTGTCTGCCACGTCCGCAACCTGGGACACGCTTGGTACGAGTGATGTCGTACTGGGTGCGGTCGTCTACCTGCACATTGGTGCTGACTCCGCCAACCTGCCGCTGTCATGGGTGCCCGAGTTCGCTGGCGCTCTGACGGGCAGTGATGTGACCTTCTCGATCCCGGCTACCGGCCTCTACAAGATGGTGCTGGCATGACGCTCGTAGACGAGATTCTCGACGACACCCCCATTGGCTACTGGCAGATGTCCGAGGACTACGGCATCCCTCGGGACTCGTCTGGCAACAACTGGCACATGCGCATGGTCAGCGACGGCCAGCTTTCGAGAGCTACAGACGCCGTCATCGGTAGCGCAGTTGTCGTACCTACCACCTCTGCTCTTCGCATCATTGACGTACCTGCTTTCACCGCCGCCACCTATGAGATGTGGGCAAGGATCACGTCACCGACTTCTACGGTCGCCGGTGGTGTGCAAC